GATAGATTCAACACCGAATGTAGGAGCACCAGATGCAGGGTTATTAACCGCGAATGCATTACCAGAGAATCCAGGGATATGATCTTCTAAAGCTTTTACTAATTCAGCACCACTATCAAAGTTAACTTTAACAGTATTTAAAGCGTCATCAGTATAACCGTCAGTTGCAGCAGTAATTGAAGTGTAAATAGGTTGGTAACCAGTTTCACCTTGTGCATAAGGATTAGTTCCTTGAGCAACATCGCTATCTTTACCTCTTACACGGAAGATTGCATAACCGTCGATACGAGACTTACCAACGTAAGTTAATTCGTATGCACCGAATGAACCAGTACCAGCGTAAAGAATATCATTAACAGCTAAAGCAGCACCTGTAGCAACAGTTGCGTTAACTTTAATCATTAAAGGCGCAGAGTTACCATTAAGGCCACCTGCTTGAGATGTTCTACCACCACCGTAAACGAAGTCTAGGTAAGTAAGAACTCCCATAGGACCTTGCATTGGTACAACAGGTACTAAGTCAAGACCTACTGTTTGAGCAGCAACTTGCATAGCAAGTGGAAGTAAAGAGAAAGGTCTATCACCAGAGCCTGGAGCTTGTGAATAGAATGCGTTCAACGTGGTAGGATCACCAGGGAACGTAGGAGCGCCCATTGATTGAACGTTCATGTTAGGGTTGAGGTGTACAGTATTGTAAACACTTTCATTTAGGTTATGGTAATGGCAATACTTAGACATCCAAGATACCTTAGATTTTTCAGTAATACCAGTAGCTTCCTCAATGATAGGTGCCCAAGTCTTTTGTACCTCGGATTCATTAATTAATTGATTTGCGTACATTTTACTTTTGTTTTTTTGTTTTGTTTTTATTTAATCAATCTTTAGCTCTTTGCTTCTTAGCTATTAGATTACAGATTTATATATTATAGTTCTTTAGTTTTTTTCTGGAAAACTTAATTATCTTCCTAGATTAAATCTAACTTTATTGATTAAGTCAGCTGCGAATGCTTCGTTTACTAAAGGTTCTTTTTTAGCAGTTTCGGTTTGCTCAGCAGCAGTCTTACTTTCATTAAGTTTTTCTAATTCAAACTGAGATGGTCTTAAATCTCTAGTTGACCAGAAATTGTTAATTGCATAAGGAGTATTTAAACTGTGGAATTTAGATTCTGCAATAATTTGTTGTTTACGGCTTTCAGAAAGAGCAGCCCATTTAACTGAATACTTTTCTGGCATATCATCAACAAAGTTTAATTCTCTTTTCTTTTCAATGAAACAGCTTTCCCAAATGTTTTCAGCTTGACCTGTTGACATGATTGGTTTAGCATTCATTGATTCAACAATCATTTTTTGTTTATCTTCAGATAAAGAATTAAATTCTCCTTTCTTAGATTCAGAAAGGAAGTTCATAAAGTGCATTTCAGATACCATTTTAGATTCTGCTTTAGCAATTAATTTACTAAGTTTTTCTTCAATAGTTTCCTGGTATGATTTTTCGTCTGCTTTTGCAGAAGTACCAGCTACTTTAGGTTTTCCTAATGCTAAAATTTTAGCCTCGATATCGGTAGAACGATCTTCATTAATTGCAAGATCATCTTCGGTGTTAACATTTTCTGCAATGTATTCTGCGTATTTAATAGTTTTATTCAAACCTTCAGCAAGATGCTCAGAATATGCAATACCTTGATCTAATTTTTCAGCAACATATTCAGTATACCCAATACCTTTTTCTAAGTTCTCTCTTAGATAATTTGCATACTGAATACTTTGATCTGCCTTTTCAGCAATATGCTCAGAATATTGAATTCCTTGGTCTGCTTTTTCAGCAACATGTTCAGCGTATTGAATTGTAGAATCCAATTCTTCAGCAAGATAAGTAGTATAACTTTTGATTTGATTTACATTTTCTGCTAAATAATCAGAAAAAGAAATGCTCTTATCTAAATTTTCTGAAAGATACTCTGCATAATCGCCAAGTTGGTTAACTTTTTCAGCAATATGCTCAGTATATTTTACGAGTTTTTCAACGATTTCAGTACTATCTGAATTTGAGGATTCCTTAACATTATTTAGTACGCCCTTTACATATTCAGTATACTTTTGAAAATCCTCGACGGTTACATAATTGTTTTGATTTTCCATTGTAGCTTCTTTTTTATCTTGTGTATTTTTTGTTTCATCCATTTCATAAATGATTAGTGCATCATCATTATCAAAGCCATAAGACTCATTTACTCTTGATAGCTCGGCATTTTCAAATCCTGGGTCAGCTACAAGATCGTAAGTAAAGAATTTTTTAATCTTAACCTTACCACTTTCATCAACTGTACCAGCAGCTCTACTTGAAATATGTAGAGGAATACCGTCCTTTATTAGAGATTGTGCTTCTTTACCTTTTGTAGTATTAAGTAAACGAATTCTACCAATAACTTGTTTCTTTTCTGGATCATAGTCCAAAGATTCAACAACGTGAGATACGTTAGATAGGCTAATATCAAAATCTTTTGGGTGATCCAATTCTCCTAAAAGTTTTCCAGACTTAACCTTTTCTTTTAGTTCATTGATGTGAGGTAAAACTTCTTTTTCCTCATAAATTCTATTATTCTTATTTCGTACCCCGAATTCGGTAAAAACACCCTCTAACACAACGGCGCCATCATCTGTGGTATCTTGTGCCAAATTAGATTGGGATCTTTCAAGAATTAAAAGTTTCTTTCCTGACATGTCTTAAATATTATTTGATTTATATATTACAAAGTTTGTAAAGTTTTTATCCAAGGTCTGCTAATGGATCTTCCTCGATTTCATTACCACCATCTTTTGGTTTAAAATCATCCTTTTTAGCACCTAGAAGTATTTTTTCAACATCTTCATCTGCATAACCTTCTCCCTTTAGTTTGGTTCTTTCCTTGGCTCTCTCATTAGCTTTAAGATCATCTCTAGTAAATCCACCATATCTCTTAATTAACCAACCTAGATCAAAGAATGGAATCTCAGTCATGTTTTCATCCATTACACTTAATTGAGTTTTCATATTACCAATAAAGTCAACTCGTTTCGTTTGAAGATCCATTTCTTTCATTTCTTCAAATAGGTTATCCTTAACAAAACTAAGTCCTAAACCAGCCTTAAATGCAATATCATTTGCAAGTTCAGGGTGGTTAAGACACATTTGAAGATATACAGGTTTAACAAGTATCTCCTGGAATATAGATCGTAAACGATTAACAAATTTTGAAAATTTGATTTCATCTCTTAACATTCCACTTGCCTCCATATCATATGTACTTCCACCTTCTTTATCAAATCTTGAGAATGGAATTTTTGAAGCAAGCTTAAGTTTATCTGCGAAGTATTTTAAAGATTCAGTATCTCCTAAATCAGGACCATCTCCACCAATTGTACTGATTTCTGGTTGTTCACCGTCCTTTGATGGTAACCAGTATTCTTTATTAAACGGCATCATTGGTTTACCGTTTGTTTGGATTTCACCACTTTCATAATTAAAATCAACTACCTCACGATAAGAATTCATTAACTGTGCAAGTGATTGTTTTGCTCTCGTTTTTGATTTACCACCAACCGGGATAATAAATTGAGTTTTAAATGAAGCATTTGAAACAGCCCAGATGATTCTGGTTGTTTCCATAACTCTTAATAAGTTAAAAGAACGAATAAGTCTTTCAACATATGATATTCTTTGTGGTGAATTAACCTGTGAATATGAAAGGTAAATAATTTGAGAATCCCAAAGTTTTCTTTCCTTTGCACCTTGTCCTTTATATTGGACCCACATTTTTTTACCAGTGTCGGTATCTATACCGGGTAATAATGATATTGGATCTAATTCTTTAAAACCAATTATCTCGGTTTGTTTATCATTATAAACTATTTCAAATGCAAGATATCCATCGACTAACCATTTACGGAAATAGTTCCAAGGTTGGATAGCATCTGTAAAACCAAAGTAAGTATAAACATTATTGAAAACATCGGCAACCTCTTCTTCTATTGTAATACTTATTTCACCATTAAAATCAGAATATGCAAAATAGTTACTTTCATCAAATACAATTGCTTCGTCTGTAATAATATCTAAGATATCCTCAAGTTCGTCTTGTACAGCAAATGTTCTAAGTTGATCTCTTTTCTTTACATAATCCTTATCGAAATAAGAAATATTCTTTTTAAGAGTTGTATCAGTTAATGATAGCGCAGCAAAAGCAGCATACATATCATCGGCATCAGAACCCATAGGATTCATAAAACCATAACCAATTTGGCTTTCAGTAAAACCAACCGCTCGAGAATTACGAATGATCATATCATCGTATGCCATCCCTAAAGTAGAAAGATCTTTAAGAATCTTCCTTACTGGGTTCCCTTCGGTTAGTGATCCTTTTCTATCGGTAAAACCTGCCATCTTTTTTTATTTTTTGTTATTTATATATTCTTGTAATATAATGCTTGTGCCTGATTAATGTTTCCACCAAAATAGAAGTTTTCATTATTAACTGCACCAATATACCAATCTTCATATCCTAATACTCTCGGCTTCTTCATTCTATCCATTCTATACTGTCTTACTGCATATGTAAGATTATATTTTTTTCCTAAAGTCTGCTTAACTGCATCATAGGTAAAGTCTTTCATAAAGGTTTGTTTACCTGGATTTCCTGCAAACTTTAACTGAGATTCAAATACACCTTCAAATGATCTAATGATATCTTGTAAAAACGGAATACGTGCGTCATAAGGGATGTAATGTAAATTTATACCTAACTGATTAAGTCCTGGACCAGCACCAAGTCCAATTACAATTGGATATGTATCATAAAAAGTTTCATCTTCGGTAAAATATCTAAATGCATACATTCTTCCTTGTTCCAAAGGTCCCTTTGAAGGAAAACCAATAGTCTTTAATGCAATATTGGATGCTTTAGAAGCCCCTGAACGCCCTTTGTTTTCCTCTAGGTATATATTTATATCATCTTCAAAATTACCGACTATCATAATTAAAATAAGTTTGAATCTTCGGTTAATAACATAACCTTATAGTTTCTTTGAGCAGCTGCTTTATTAAGGGCATCGGTCTTACATAAGTTTCTAACATATGTTTCATAACCATATTTAAAATTTTCCATTGCCTTCGCAGTCTTTCTCTTTGGTTGTTCCGGTTTCTTTAATTGTGCCTTTGGTTTAATTTCAACTAAATACTCCTCTATTAAACCATCTCTTTGTATCTTAACATAGAAGTCTGGAAAATAGTTATGGAATTTTTTATCTAATATGTTATAGTATTTAATTGAAAAAGGTTCGGAAACCCAGCCAATAACATCTGTGTTATGATCACACCAATGACAGAATTTTCTTTCCCACGAGCTACGATATATAATTGGCCCTGGGCCAATATACTTTTCAGGATAAACGGGTTTATAATAACCTTGTTTAAATCCTGACTTTGCTGTTGGTTTTACATTCTTTATATTCATTAAATTGTATAGATACCGTCATTATCATAACCACCATCCATCGAAACGGTACCTGCATATTTTTTAGGATGTAATTTATTCCAACCCTTCGCGAATCCTCTCTTTGCAATTTCAGTAAAATACGCAAAAGCATTTTCACTTTTCTCTGGGTTAAAGTTTCTCCAATAACGATAAAGATCCATATAAGCAAATGCAATACAGTCTTCCCTATCTTGAGGATCTCGGTACGTAAGTTTGGTTGAACATTTATCAGCAAGTAACATTAGAAATTCTAAAGCCTTTGGTGTTAATTCATCAAGTTCTTTTGATTTTCTAATTTCATCTAAAAGATCCCTGTTATTTAAGTAATTCCTTTTTCTCGGCATAACCTTCTTTATTTTATTATTATATGCAAAAAAAGCCGACAGTTTACCTGTCAGCTTTTTGTATGAGTTTTAAGAATTAGAGCTTAACTTTAAGATCTCGTTTTTTGCAAATATAGCTTTTGTCATTCTTAGGATCTATGAATGTTAACATATCATTATCTCCTAATGAAGCATATTCTTCAGCATTAACATAAACCATGGTATCTACTTTAAATCCTGATACTGGGTTTTCAATTGTTGCCTCAACGAAACCTTGATCTAAATATTGGTTTCTAGTTTTTTTTTCAACGATAGAATAAGTCTCTTGTAGTTCTTTTTCAAACTTAGAGATTTCAGCGTTAATTAAATTTAATGCTTCATCCAATTCTTCAGACTTACCGATTTTAGAAATTGCTTCAGATATCTTTACTTTCTTATCTTCAAGGAATGAAATTGTTTCAGAGATTTCATTTCTCTTTTTAGAAATTTTAGCAGTCTCATTACCTTCAGAAATTAATTTTTCAGATAATATTGTACTTGCATCGTAATTGATAAATTCCTTAATTGTTTTTACTGCTTCTGTTGCAGAAGGGATGAACGTCATTTCATTTAATTGCATTCCAGTATTAACCTTGTTAACCCAAACGCCTTCTTCAACTGCGATCATTGTTAAATACAATGCTAAGAATTCTTTTGAAGAGATGTTTGTAAAATTATCCATCTCGTAAAGTAATTCTGCGCTTTCAAAGAATTTTGCAACAACATCAGCGTTTGAGAAGTTTTTGTAACCAAAGAAGTTAGTAGCAAGTAATGCTTCTTTAATTTGTGTAGGATTCAATTCACTAAGATCTGAATTACCTAATGTTAATTTTCCTTCAGTTAAATTATATTCTAAAGATTTATCATTTTGGCCAAAAATAACAAGTGATTCGTTAGTGTGCTTAAATAATTTTAATCCTTCTAATACATTAAAAAATCTTTGATCAGTAATAATTGATTCTGCAATTTTACCATCTTTCAATGAATAAGTTTTTCCATGTAAGAAAAAGTTTAATCCATTTTCGTTTTCAATTACTGGAGAAAGTACTGAACTTACAACACCACCATTATTTGATACTGCTTTTCTATCTTCAATTGCCATTTCATTTACAATACCAAAGATATCTTTTGACCATGGGTATTTGATAGAAACTTTAGAAAGATTAGCTTTAACTGATTCTGATTCAACTAAAGTTTCAGTAAGATCTTTTACTAAGTTTTCGTATAGAGAACCTTTTTGAGATTCGTTTCTTTCAATTGCTTCACTGATTCTGAACGACCATTTTGTGTTATTATAAACTTCATCAATATAGTCTCTTAATGATCTAACCGGAGCTAACCATTCGTGGATTGCAAGGTTTCTATGTAAAGTTTTTGCAATTTTAAATTTAAGATTAGGATTAATACCAGCTTCAAGGTTTTCACTTAATGAAGTAGATTCTTCCTTTCCATTATTATATGCAGCGACAAAAGATTGATAAAATTGGCGCGGGAACATATCTAATGATTCTTCTAAAATGTTGAGAGCATTCTTAGCCGAATATGAAACCCTTGATTGGTCAGATTCCATTAATTTTAGCGTGTCAATACTCTTCATAACATTTTCATACAATTGTGCAAGTGTAAAGTTCATTTTGTTATGATTTTTTTGTTTATTATGATTTTCGTTATACATTCCCATTATGGCTTTATGAGCAGCAATACTTGATAATGCTAGTTGTTGAGGTATACCCATACCAACTAGGATTGCCAATACTTTAGCTTCAGATCTTCCACCTTGAAAGAACTGTGCAGTAAGATCAAGTAATTGTTTAGGTGGGGTGTTTAAATAAGGTACATTAGTATCTACTCCGGCTTGAGGTACAACACTGCCATCGGAATAAACCTGTGTTTGTCCTTCGTTTAGTTTCGATTCTTTAATTTCATTATTCATATTGAAATACTTTGATTTGTTTTATATATTCTAAGATCTTAGAGTTATTATCCTTCGTTATCTTCTGCATTTCTGTATGCTTTACTATCCGGTGATTCAGGTTGAATTGGTGCAGAATCTATATCAGCCGCCAAATATTGATCACCCGTTCTAATTTCATCAGGATTAATATATCCTTTATTTGATACAGTACCTTCAATTGGTGCCTTTTTTATATTATCAACTGTGTATTCAAATTTTTGGAATATACCACCAAATTGTACACCGAGTTCACCAGCACCATTACTTCGTATCATACCAATGCCATCAGCATCGCAATCAGCCTTTCTAATTAAATCATCGATCTCGGTTAATAGAATTCCATTTTCAAACACAGGAACAAATGATTGTACTTCTATATCAAATGTAACATTAAATTCTTTTTTATCATTAAGACCAAATTCAAAAAGTTTTTCTTGGCTATAATCCTGCGGTACAGCCATACTTGCCTGAACTCTAAACATTCCTAAATCTACGCTATATACGGTAGTCTTATATAATTTACTAAGAATTGATTCAGTAACCTTTAACATCTCAAGATTATTTGAACATACAACAGTTACACCAAATGTCATATTCAATGGTAAAAAGTTTGTATCTAATGCAAAAGTTCTTAAGTTTCCACAAACCTCTCTAACAAATTCCCCTTTAATAAATTTATTTGTTTGACTGCCACTATCGATTGATAATGAAGAAAGTTGTAATACTCCTCTAGGTACTACTTCATAGTCACCAACAGCCTTACCATCAGCAATAGCATCATACACGAAATTGTCCATTAAGAACCTTTCATTTCCAGTAACAGAATAATAGAAAGGTACGTTTATTCTTTGTAGAGTATCTTCATCTATTCTATTGTAATAAAAAACCTTATCTCTTAGCTCGGCTAAGGTTGCAACTATTACATATCTTAGGATAGTGTTGTCTTTATTAAACTCTTGATTGTATGCTGACATTTAGAAAATTAATTTTGCTACCATATATTTATCTATCTAATACTTTCAATAGTAAACTCAGAAAAGCCAGCATCTTTAGTAATTTCTAATTTCTTATCAAAATATTCACTCGGTAAAACCGTATGATTGATTACAAATGTATTTAAACCGATATCCTGAATAGTTTCATGTAAGATATTAATGATATGATAAACACCATCAGAATCAATGGAAGAAAAGATTTCATCAAGGAATAATATGTTTAAACTAGAGAATCTAATCTTTATCATTTTAATTAAAGCCATGATAATTACAAAATCAATCTTTTTCCTTTCACCAGTACTTAGAGTCTTAGGACTAACCTCTTGTCCTAAATGATGAATACTACAATTAAATTTATCATCAAATTTTACCCCAAACGGTATTCCCATTTCTTTTGCCATCAGGAGAACATTATTATTAAATGTTGGAAGGATTGATCTTACAGCAAGATTCTTAATTCCTTCATCACCCATTAAAGTTTCAAGAATTGACAGATAATAGTCTTCACCTTCTCTTTTAAGTTTACCTTGTTTCTTTTCTTCGTTTCTTTTATCAAACTCACCAATCAGTTCTTTAAAATGACTAGAAGATTCATCATCGCTTTCAGATAACTTAACCAATTCATTTTTTAATGAAGTCATTTGCGATTCAAGTTGTCCTACTTTAACATGGATTTGTCTTCCCTGTTCTCTAAGATCTTCTAATTTAGTATCAATGTCAGCAACTTCTTCTTTAATCTTTGTATACTTTTCCTGCAATCCTTCTAACGAGTCTTCTTTTTCTTTCTTAATATGTTGATGAAATTCGGAATCTAATGGAGAATTACAGGTTGGGCAAGTATTATTATTATAAAGTTCTAATCCTTTTTTAACTTCATTGATTTGTGCTAATATTTCAGATTCCTTTTTAGACTTAGTTCTATAGGTTTTATCATTGCTATCAATCTTATCCTTAGTCTTATCATTAGCCTCCTTTAATTTCTTCCTAGCATCATTAAGCTTTACTAACTTAGCCTTAAGTTCAGCAATTTGAGTTGCGCCTTTTTCTTTTGAGGCTTCCTCATACTGTTTGATTTTTGATAACACCGATTGAATAGATTCATCAAGAGTTCTGATTTCATCATCAAAGGTTCTGATTTCATCTATTACTAGTTTTCGTTTATTCTTAACTAGTTCTCTCATCTGATTGATTACAGTGAATCCAAAGATTCTATCAATGATCTGTTTCTTATCAAAGGGAGACATTGTAATGAATGACTTAAAATCATTTACCGATAAGATAATTACATTCTTAAATACATGGTATGGGATTTCATAGATTTCAGATTCAAGGAATTCTTGCAAATTGGTTTTACCAGCAACATCATAATCAGTTCCATTTATTGAAACTTTAAAGATACCTGGGTTTACACCTCTTTCAATTTCAATTTGGTTACCTTTACTTTCTAATGATATTTTACCCCAAAGATTTCCATTAACACGATTAGGTAAGTCTTTAAGATTTGCACCGTCAACTCTACCATAACACATAAAGGTTATGACTTTAGCTAATGTACTTTTACCGGCTCCATTTCCGCCTAATACAAGATAAAGATCACTGTTTTCTTTATTAAATTCTATAACTTGTGTACGGTTACCGTAACTCGCAAAGTTTTTAAATTCAAGTTTGTTTATACGCATTTTAGTCTTCGTAAGTTGGTGTTAAGGTTTCTTTATATAGATCAGATACGGATTTAATAAGTCTTTCTTTAAGATCTTCATCATAACTTAAACCGTTTATAAAATCTGCTGCTATGTTCATTAAATTTAATTCCCCAGTAAAATCGGAAGATTGAACATCATCATCAATTTCAATTGGATTTTCTTCATCATAAATTCGTGGTTCAAGTTTCTTTGCATGACCATCAAGAAAATCCATAAACTTATTTATATTGTATTTTCCTAATACATTTGAAGGTATAAAAATATCTACGAAATTACCATCAATTTCATTTAATATATCCTCCATTCGCCTCTCTAAGATATCATTAATATAATACCGAATAAAGATAGGAGATCTCTCATTCTGGATAAACTCATGATCTCCAGTAGATAAATCCAACAAGTAAACGCCCTTTTGATTACCACGGTCGGATCTTGTCATTTGATATGGATTTCCTACAAGAATAAAGTTATCCTTTTCCTGACGATAATGTATGTGACCGGAATAAACACGCTTAAATCTTTTAAATGTATTTAGATCATTACCTCCTTCGTGAAGGTGTCTTGTACTTGGGCTAGTTTGTACACCTTGTGTTTCAGTATGACAAAACATATAGTCAATGTTGCCTTTAATTGATTCAAGAGTTTCCTTTTCATGTGCACTATCCCTTCGCCAAGGCATAAGTAAACATTTAGTATCAGCGTAAGTTAAAATCTTAGGTTCTTTATGTACCGTAACATTTGGAATATACTTAAGACAGTCAACAGATGCAATATCGTTTGAATTCTTTTTCATAATATCATGGTTACCTACAATGATATGAACCTCAGGAAATATTTTTGATAGTTCTTCAAAAACTCTAATTCCTAAGTCTTGCGCAGCTAGGTTAATACTTTGACGATTATCAAAAACATCGCCTAAATGAAAAAGAACATCGCCTTTCTTGTATTCCTTTTTAACCAAAGGAATAAAAAAGTTAAAGAAATAGTCTTCAATAATATTAAGCCACATTACGGAATTAGACCTACAGCCTAAGTGCGTATCACTAACCATCCAGATTCTACTCATCTTAAAATAACTTACGTATTTTTCTTTTTTCTAAAATATTATACTTATCATCAAGTTCTCTAATTAATTCATCTTTAAATTTATTTGATAATGAATTATAGAACTTATTTGGGAAAACATCAAAATAATCCGAAAGTACACTAAATAAATCTACTCTGGTATATGATGATCCTAAATGCTCAATAACGTAAAAAAATACTTTATTGATTTGAACTTTATTTAGTTTCTTAATAACACCATCATGTGTTACTTCATTAAGGTGTTCAAATTCGCTACCTTTAATTAATTCATCAACTCGTTTAATTAGCAATTCATAATGCATCCTATCATCAGGGTCAGCATCATCAGCAAAGGTCGGTGAAACAACAAACGATATTGGATTTTCCGTTGGATCCGATTCGCCGTATGTATTATTGAATATTTTATCTTCTTGCATAAATTTAATTTGTTAT